TCAGTCATCGTCGCTCCCAGTGTTCACTCGCTTGAGTGGGAAGGCTTCAGGCGGGAGCGTTTCGCAGACAGTCGGCCACTTCGCATACTGTCTATTGCCATTCCACATGTGATTAGCCGAGCAGTCATCCCATGTGCGCGCCGACCAGTCATCATCGACGTCCTTAAGCAGGAGCCGACCATCATTCGCGGTGACATAGAAGCCCCGCTCCTTCGGCTCTTCGGGCAGTGGCTTTTCATCCACTTTGACGAGTGATGCGATCTGTGCGACCAGACCGCGCACGGTATTCCAATCGTCTCCGTCGCTTGCGGTCTTCAACTTATCGAAAAGCTGGTCAAGCTTCACCAAAACACTGTCATTCATTCCAATCAAATCCTTTCGTCGGTTCCAAGCCTGTCGGCCTGAAACAATGTCTTCCATGCGTCAGAAACGTTTCCGCAAGCCCATAGGAAACAAGCTTGCGCAACTTCCTGTAGACAACGCTCTGAGCTAATTGCAGGTCTTCCGCAATCCGATACGAACTGGTACTGAAACCGGCCTCGTATTTCGTGCGAAGCGACTCGAACACTCGCTGCAATACCGGCTTATCCCGCTGATAGTCACGTTTGGTCTTATGTCTGACCCGTTCAATCCAATTCGCGTTGGCGGCAAGCATGGCATCCAAGTCGATGCCCGTCTGGACGCTCCACGCGTCAGGTCGAGTGCCGTTCATGCCGAAACCTCCCGTGGACTCTCGCACACCTGGTCGTAACGGTCGAGAAGCTTCGACTTCTTGTACGTGACGGTCTTGCCGCCCTGATAGTCGGCGCACACCCTGTACAGTTTGTCGAACTTGTCAGCTCCAAGCTTGAGGAACCTGGCGGCTTCCTGCCTGTCGAAAATCTCCTCTTCGACAACAACCTTCCTGTCTGTCAAAACCTGCTCCTATCTTGATTGGCCGTGAACGTCGGAAGCCCATTGGATGAACGCAGCCAGTTTCGATTCTGGAACCTCATACAACGTGCTCGTCTTGAGTCCATCTTTTTCAACGATTGACCCGCCTTTCCGATCATTGATACGGAAGACGCAGTGCCCACCCTCGTCAAGAACGAACTCATGCGGTGGCGCCGGAGGATTCAACAACGTCATGCCGCCACCTCCGCGTCAAGCACTCGCTCGAAACTTTGTTCGGACAACCGCTGGTGGATAAGCGCCAATCCCTTGCGGGTCAGCTTCGGGGTCGGCGGATAGGCGAATGGCGTGCCATCCTTGTGGATTCCGTGGGAACGGGAGGACACCATGACCATATGGCCTTGCCTCACGCGACTTGACGCCGCGCACCACGACTGGTTAGGCTGCCGGTAAATCCAACCGTTATCCACAAGCCATTGGCGCAGCTCATGCTCACCGATCTGAATGTTGGAATCGTTGCTTAGGAGTTTCGCTGCGTCACGGACAAGCAGAGCATCGGGAATGTTCGTGAAGTCATCCAACGCCTTGGCTTTCGGCTCCAACATCTTGATCTGTGCGTCCTTGGCTTGGAGCTGCTGGTTCTTGCGTTCGATGGTCTTCTGTGCGACGAGCACGGCACGGGCCATGATGTCCTCGTCCGAATCGGTGCCGGATACGCGGATTGCGCCACCCTCGTTGAAATACTGGTCGAGGGCTTCTGCGGCTTCCTTCTGGTAGACAATCACATTGCGACGCGCTTGTTCGTCTTTGAGTCGGCTTGCATCGATAGTCGCAAGCCACATCGTCAACGTCTTCCGGTTGACGGATGTCATATCACGTGTTTTTCCATCAGCGCCAACTGTGTGTAATTCACCCACGGTTGCCCAAGGCTGCCGTTTCATCTTCTGCAACTGTCCGCTGAAATCAATTCCCATGCTGTTGCAGATCGGGCGAAGGGCTACGAACACGTCTCCGTCTTCTGACCGGTGTGCGATTAACGTATCGTTATGAAATGGGATTTCGACGATATCGTTGCTCATTTGGTTGCCTCCGCGTAGAGAATGTCGATCATGTCGGTGGTGTTGTATTTGGCTTGGAGTTCCTTGGAGCCTCTGCGCATGGCTTTCACCAAATCTTCTGAAAGAATCGCGTTTCCAGTATCTCCGTTCTTCGCATCCTTTGGGATGATGGCGGTGAACATGTCCTCTGGCAGTTTTGTGAGGAGGCTTAGCGTTTTAGTGGACATGCCTAACTCTCCTCGCAGATTGTGCAGGTAGCCGTTGTCGGTGAGGTATTTGAGCCTCTGCTGTTTAGTTTCGTTCATTTGGGTTTTCCTAGTATTCGACTGCTTCGATGCGGGTGATGAAGAAGTGGATGCCGGGGGCGCATTCTTCCCACCGGTTGGTGTCGAAGTCTTCGACGTGCACGGTTTCGCCTTTTTGGTAGGTGAAGTCTGGATCGTATGAGCTGTACGCCGTGGTATCCGGTGGGAGGCTGTTGCCTTGCTTGTCTTGCAGGTCGAGCACTCGCGCTGTGCTGGCGCGGCATTTGCGGCCAGTGGCGTTGGAGCGTTGCGCGTCGGCCGGAATGAGAAGTTTTACGATGATGGGCGCTCCGTCGAGTGTGATGGCTTTTTTCCAGCCGATGATGTCGCCTTTGTCCGGGAGGATGCTGGTTTTGGCGATGCTGAGTTGTACACCGTAGGCACGGTGCAGGTTGGCATCGCTCAGGTTGGCATCGCTCAGGTTGGCACCGCTCAGGTCGGCAGAGCGCAGGTTGGCACCGTGCAGGTCGGCATCGCTCAGGTCGGCAGAGCGCAGGTCGGCAGAGCGCAGGTCGGCACAGCGTAGGTCGGCAGCGCTCAGGTCGGCAGCGCTCAGGTCGGCATCGCTCAGGTCGGCAGAGCGCAGGCAGTCGAGTCCGTGTTCTTTGAGGATGGCTTCGATGTTTTCGCCTTCGAGAGTGCCGTTTGGCGTGGTGATTTTCATTGTGGTTCCTTGACGTGTGTGTGGTTAGGCGGTTTGTTTGATTTGGGCGATTTCTCCGGGTTGGAAGCCGAATGCTTTGTAGAGTCCTATGAGCATGAGTGGTGTGCATTCGTTGGTTTTTTTGGCTCTGGCTAGGACGCTTTCGCTGACTCCTATTGCTCCGGCGAAGGCTTCGTCTGTTTTGAGTCCGCTCATTTGTTTGGTTCGGTCTAGGAAGCCGTCTCGGAACTGCATTTTGTATTCAGCCATCAGCACTGTTCCTTTCATTGTGAAGCATTTTGTTTTTCAACCTGAAAAGTAATATACCACAGTGAAAAGAGATTTTTCAAGTCGAAACACCTTTTCGGCGTGTTGACATGAAAGACTTTTTATTTCATAATGAAATACATGGATAAGAAAACATATTTCGCACAGCTAACGCATGATGCGGCGATCAATGAAATCAGCAACAAGACCGGACTCAGCGTCTCAACCCTCTGGCGTCAATACAACAAAGGATGCGAGTTCAGCGCCGAGTCGGTAATCATCATCGCTAGAGCATATAGCGAAAATCCCGTAGAGGCTCTGGTTGAGTTCGGATATATAAGAGCCGACGAGATGGCTACCGGAAAGACCGTCGCAAGACTGCATGACGCTTCGAATGACGAGCTACTTCAGGAACTCGCACGCCGTCTCAAGGAAAACGCTGACGCCGACTGGGTGAACAGTCCGATCATCTACCGTGAAGAATTCGACATGGCCGCGAACGACGACCCGAACGCGAGACTCGAAGCCGAAACACCTGAAGACTGACGACAGCAATGAATATGGCGGCGGTATTCACTCATGATGCCGCCGCCTAATAATACGAAGGGAACAATGTCTCGAATCACCATCGACGTTTTGGAACGTCAGGCCGAGCACATGGGTTTGAAGGTTTTGGAATCCGATATTCCAGGCACCACCTGCGGCCTGTACTGCGACCGGCTGCGGACGATATGGCTTGCCGACTGGCTCAACGACCGGCAGAGGCTCTGCACCCTGTGTCATGAGCTTGTGCACGCGAAGTACCGTGATCTTGGCTGCGGCACGCGGTTCGGCGCGAAGTGCGAGCGTAGGGCGCGACGCGAGACGGCGTTGACGTTGATAAGCCCGGCCGAGTTCGCCATGGCCGAACGGACGTGGGACGGCGACACCTGGCATATGGCGGCGGAGCTGGACGTGACCATGCAGGTTCTCGCGGATTACAGGCAGATTCTCAAGGATGGCCTGTTCGAGAAACGCCCATGATTCATCAGCCATCAATTGGGGGGATAATCCTTGTTGAGACATATTGCAGGAGAGCAAGGAGGACATCATGGTTCCTATATTCGTTATCGCCGGTATCGCCATCGGTATGGCCGCGTTCGTTCTGCTGATCCAGATGGCCGTGCGGAACGGCATTCGCATGTCCGGGTTGATCGACTGGCGTACCCAATACGAATTGGAACGCATCGACGATGCGGACGGCGACAAGCCGACGTTGCACGAATTGTATGAGATCGCAGCCAAAACCGATTCCGCACCAGATGCCATCGAGCGGAATGTGAAAGCGAAGGCTCTGGACTATATCGAGTCGCGTAATTCCATCCATGTGCGAAATTGCTGGATTGTGATTGGAGTCGCTGTCGGCGTATGCTTCCTGACTATGATTATCACTCTCGCCAGCAGTCCTGCGTGAATCATGTTTTTCTCGTGCCCGTCTGTTTTGTTGCAGGCGGGTTTTTCATACCCTCTTTCTGACCGTTTGCGCTTTTTAATTGGCAAAATCATGGCAAACGCACAATGTAAGAAGAATGTATAACCATGTACATACTTATATACATGTAACTGGAGCTACACCGACAAACTATCAGTATCTACTACCCGACAGTAGTTGTAGTTACATCCATGTGTAGAGTTAGAGTTATAGTCGAAAGTAGCAAAAAGCCCTTGCCGCTCTCGAACAGCGACAAGGGCAATCGGAAAACCAGTTTGCATAGATTCTCCATGCGGCATCATACGCCTAGGCATGGAGGGAAAGACACGTGGAAAATATGGGCTACAAGAACATGCAAGCCGTATACGACGTCAACCGTGCCGGACGCATGGCGATACGACGCGGCGACAACATGACCCTCAACAAGAACGCCGAACTCGTCCTCATGTTCATGGCTTCGCAAACCTACGATTGGGATAGCGAGAACAATTGTCCTCCAAAGAAACTCATGGATAAGAAAGTGCCATGCCGCTACTACACGCTTGGATGGCGGGCTATCTCAGACTCGCTTGGAATGGTGATGCTTACTCCAGAACAGGCGATGGATGGCAATGCGGAGGCGAAGATGAAGACCCGTGAGAACAGCATCCAGAAAAGCATCAGTGACGCTTGGGTGTTCCTGCGTGATCGCGGCATCATCAAGACCATCGAACCCGCTTCGCTTGGTAAGAACGCTGGGTTTCTACTCCTACTGGGCGACGATGCGGAGAATGCCGCAGTGGAACGATGGGCCAGGGAGTGCCTTGGCGTCTGA